ATAAGCTTTTGCCCAACCAATCTTTGAGTCAGCTACTTTTATTACAGTATCAGTGTAGTGTATTTCTTCAGGAAGGTCAGGAAGTTTATTAATGTATTGTCGTTCAACACTAAAGCCTACACCTGTACCACACATGAGTATGTAAAGTGTTTCATCGAATGCTCTTGGTGTATCAACAGCAACGTAACTACAGTTAAAGCCTGCAACATTGTCTCTTTCTAATGCTTTACCTGCTGACATTAAGGCTCTCATGCTTGGCATGATATTAAGATTAAGAACATCAGGTTCTAAACATCTTTTTCTAATATCTGATATATCAGTCTTATGATTCTTTTTTAAATGCTCTTGCATAAAGTCGAAGTATCTTGTAACTGTCTCTTGCCAAGTCTCTCGTCTTCCTAAGTCTTCATTCCAACGAGCATACCTACTCAGATGTATGAACTCTTGATATTGTGTGGGTAGTTTAGTCTCGTTCTTCATCTTTTAAAACTCCCATCAATTTTTTCTCGTACCATTCTGCTTTTTCTAAATCTTGTATTCCATTCTTGTATCTAAATCTCCAACGGTATTTCAGTGAGTTACCGCGTAGGTAGCCTACAAACTCTTCGTGTGTAAGCATAGCTTCTATAGCATCTATACATTCTATATCGCCTTTGTTATAATGTGGTGGGTTATTAACTAAATCTTTTATTTCTTCTTCGTCATAGTAAATCATTTTCGCCATTGTTTATCTCCAACTCTTAGGTAAATTATCTTTATGAAACCACCTGAATTTATTTCGTTCTGCCCATTCAGCATGGCTTCGTTTAGTGCCGTCTTTTCTTTTTTTAGCGGCAGGCATCGCCGCATAAGGATCTGAAAATAAAAATACTAACTCGCAATCTTCTGGTAAATATTCTCTAACCCATTTATATTTATTGTACTCTGCATAATCCCAGAACCTTCCTTTCGCTTCTAAGTATATGATTTTATTATCAATTACTTTAATAAAGTCTGGATGATATTTGTGAGGAATTGAATATTCAATCAATCCTTTATGATGTTCCCAGCTTTTTAATTCATTTTGATGTAGTTGATACTCCCATTTAGAATCATATCCTTTAGGTAGGTTCTTTTCTTTTGGTCTTTTTACTCTAGGCTTTCTCATCAATGCACCGTTTCATCTGTTGACATATCCATGCCTTGTTCTCTTAATATTAATTCTATTTTAATTAAACCTTCTAAGTGGTTTAATAATTTTGTATCTATTTCAGGTAACTCACAGCCTGAAAATAAAGAACTACCTATTGCTACAAGTAGTTCATCTAATTTAATTTCTTTAATATTTAATTCGTCTATTGTTTCAAAATATTCTGTCATAATTTTTCCTGTAAATCTTTAAAAGTTAAATTCGGATTTCTTTTTAATTGTTTTTCAACCCACTTATCTGTCATAAAAGAAAGACGAAGTGTTCTTTGTTGCATATAATATTTTTGATCTGGCATAGCTTCCGCCAATCCTTCTAGTGTAACACTTTCTTCTTCAGGAAGCAAGCTATTAATCCATTCAACTTGTAATTGTTTAGCTTTCTTTCTAATTGCTTTTGATTTTTTTCCGTTCATTATAAGGTTTCTTCAGTAGGATCATAATTCTTTTCAAGCTTCCAATAAGTTAATATACTATTAAACATAGACAGGTGTTTTTCATGAGATGCTTTATCCCAAAGATGACACAGGATTAAACTCGTATCCTTTCTGTCTACAAAAATAGAAACTCTTTCAGGATCATTGTATCCACAACCCTGCGCATAAGCTGAGAGTTGCATGCCGTGGCTATCATAAACCAAGCGTTTAGGATTCTTACCAAAAAGATTATCTTTAGTCTTGAAGTCTACAAATATTCCTGATTTAGAATATAGATCTATCATACCACCGTATCCTTCTTCAGCGCAGAAAGAATCCTCTGCTATCCAATCTTCATTTGGATAGTGTTCGTCTAAATAATTCTTTATTGCTTTATATGGTTTGTTTGTAGAAGTACCAAGGAATCCTTTCTCAATCATCGCGTGAATTTTTGTACCTTTCTCGGCGGCTTCTTTACCAAACTTTTGTGAATCCTGTCTGCACCTGTAGCTAAAAGATTTTAAAGATTCTCCTTCGTACCTTTCTAATGTTAAGGCAGAATTTAAAACTTGATTCATCTTCCAGTTTTCAAGAGAAGGTTTAGCAATCATGTTCATAACAGTTGTGACTGATGGAACTAGATTAAATTGCCGTGCATCTCTTAGATTAGTCTTTCTTTCTTTTCCGTTTACACCAATGATAGTGTACTTTGGTTGACCTTCTTGAGTGTACCAATGACCTGATTCGGCGGTAAATTTATTATGAAGTTTTTCTTTAGAACTGTCAAGCTTTTCTTCTATTAGTGTTTCTTCTTTTTTCATATGCTTTCTATTACCTCTATGACTTTGTTAATATTAGTGTAGAACCATTCGCCTTCGTATTCATTACATATTCTTTTTAATCTTCTATGTGCTGTACTTTCTGCGCTTCTTCTATCTTTAAATTCTTTTCGATATTCTATTCTGTAATCTCTGAACGGACTGGATGTTTGGTATCCTTTACATCTATCATCTGCATCAATAGCCATACCAACTTTAAACCAACCTTTCCATGCGGGGTTACTTATAATATATACTTCTCCTTCTGTAGAAGATTCATACTTTTCAAAAGAAGAAAAGGCGGCGGCTTCAAAAGTTTTATAATTTCCAGGTTTATGTAAAGGATGTGATCTTGGTATATATTTACCATTGACTGTCATAACTTTATCAAATCTTTTACGTAAGGTTTCTGCTCTTTCTCTTGTATGATTACCACTTTTCAAACTACTTCCTGTTTTGGGATAATAATACCACCATTCTCCATCCACGAATTTATATCTTTCAGGATGTTTTATATATTTACCCATAGGGTTTTCAGGTATATTAATGTGTTTCACTCCAGTTATCTCCTATTTTAAATTCACCATCTAAAGGACAGCGCATACTGAAATGCTCTCCTGCTTCTCTAATAGCTTCGACACCAAGCGTACCAAATTCTTCTGCTTGATCTTGTTTAACTTCTACTTGCCATTCATCATGTATGTTAGCAACAAATTTGTAATCTATATTGTTTTGTTTTGCTTTATCATTCAGAATAACAAGCGCTTTCTTCATAACAATTGCACCACCGCCTTGTAATAAGGAATTTAAAGCGGCGTGTTTGTTACGAATATAAATCTTTCTACCATCTATTCCTTTGAGATGTCCTCTATAAGAGGCGCGTTCAACCTTATCTCTAAGAGATTTAAAGGATGGTTGATTATCAAAGAAATGTTTTCTAATCTTAGCACCTGCAGCTTTATTACCACCAATAACTTGACCAAGTTTAGCATCACCCGCGCCATAGCACAAGGCGTATATCATGGTTTTGGCTTGATCTCTTGACTTAAGACCTGCAGTTTTTTGATTATGAGAATGTATATCGCCGTGTATAATTTCATTTATAAATTTCCTGTCTCTCATATAATGTGCCAGCATTCTTAATTCTAATCCGCTTGCATCAATACCTACTAATTTATATTCATCATCTACAATCCAACATTCTCTACATTCTTTTCCGTATTCACTACGAACATTAGGAACTTGTCCAGTATTAGGACTACGGTGTGCCATACGACCAGTTATAGTACCGTTAGTAATAACGAAACCGTGTATTCTATTGTCATCTCTAACAGCATCTATCCAAGATTCAATTTGCGCAATTCTTTTTTGTAATAATAAAAACTCTGCAATAAGTTTTGCTTCAGGGATATGTTTAACTTTTGAAAGAGAAGATTCATTTACAATAGGTTGTCCTGTTGGTGTGAAATTATTAGGTTTCCAACCAAAGTCTTTTAAGTATTCACCTATTTGTTTACGAGAACCTAGATTAAATTCTTGTAGTTTCTGTCGCATGAAAGGTTTATAATCTTTTGATTCTAAAGCTCTTTCATATTCTTCACTTGTTAATCCTGATTTAGATAAGCCACCATCTTTCTTAAACTTAGGTGTTACTAATTTTACATCAACCCACTTAGGTTTAAATGTAGAGCGTACTTCTTTCTGAACAATAGACATTCTTTCTTTTAAAGAAGAAGATAAGATAGATGCTTTCTTTGTATCAAATAAAAAGCCATCATCTTCTTGTTGTTTTATAATCTTAAAGACATCATGTTCTAATATAACAGACTCTTCAGAAAATTCTTCTGCTTCAGAAGTAAGATAATTAAATATCTTTTCATTTAAAATAACATCTTGCTTACAATATTTAAGCATGTCTTCTGTATAAACTTCCCAATCATTAGGCTCTTTACCTTTAGGACAGTGTACAATATAACCCCAATTACTTAGGCTGTGTCCACCATCACGAACAGGATCAAATAATCTTGACATCACCAATGTATCTACAATAATTTTATCTTTAAATAAATCTATATTATATAGTTTCTTTATTACTGGAATGTCAAACCCAATAATGTTATGACCAATTAAAACATCAGCATCTTCTAATAATTTAATACCTTGTTTTATATCGTCTGGTCTAAAAGATTTAACTTCTTGTCCTAAAGGTTTAGCAACAAGACAATGAATCTTATCAGGTTTTAATCCGTTTGTTTCTATATCAAATATTATGTCCATGTTTTCTCCATTAAAAATCTATATCGTCAAATGTTTCTTCACCAGTTATCTCGTGCATTCGACCTGTTTTAAGATTATATTTTAAGTGACAAGCTAATCCTGTATCTCCTGTGTATCTAGATTTTAACACTCTAATTTTAGTTGTGTTAGCTTCTTCAGGATCATCTGCTTGTTGGTTTCTTTCTAAGGCTATGACACTATCAGATAATTGGCTTATTCCTTGTGAACCTTTAAGATGCGACAGTGATACAACAACACCTTGCTCGTGTCCTCTATCTCCTGCGGCTCTACGAAGATGCGCAACTAAGAACATACCAACTCCAGTTTCTTCAACAAGAGAACGAAGTCTATTCATTAGTTGATCAATGCCTCGTCTTTCATCTGATTCCGTTATACAATTAACAAGCATATGTAAATGATCTATTATTACCCACTCACATTCACAACCAATAATCATATATCTTAGTTTAGAAAATATATCGTCTATGTTTGTAACACCTAGATGTGAATGAATAAAGACTCTACCTTCTTGTATTACTCTATCAAAGAGATCGCTGAGTTCTTCGTCTGTATATTTCTCTCGTTTCTCTGATAAATATAGGCGGTCATTTGCTTCAATAGATATAATTCCGTCTGCTGTTTTCAACCAGTTCTCTTCAAGAGCAATGATACCTATGTTGTCTTTAGTATTCTTTATAAGATAATGTGAAAGCTCTCGTGTGAATGAGCTTTTACCTAGTCCTGTTCCACCTGAAATACAAACCAATTCTGATTTGCGCATTCCGTATAGTTTTTTATTCAATCCTTCCCAAGGATAAGCAAGACTATCTTTTACTTCTCGGTGTAACCACTTATCTTTTTCTCCAGACAATTCTAATATGCCTGATGGTGTAAATTTCTTAGCTTCCCACCACGCTTTAGTAAATTCGCTGTATCTATTCTGTTGTAGCATGGCGTTGGCATCTTTAAATCCAACAGGTAAAGACATGATCTTAACCTTGCCAGGTTTTATAACCTTTGCTACATCTCTTGCGGCTTTTCTACCTGCTTGATCGTTATCAAAACAAAGGACAACACTTTCAAATGATTCAACAAATTCTATACTGTCTCTAATGTCTCTGACTGCAGACTGTGCGCCTCTTTTAATAGACACGACTGCCCATTTGCTGTCCATCATTTCATGTACTGCTAGTGCATCACACTCACCTTCTGTTATAGTAAGATGTTTACCACCAGTATTACGAAATAACTGTTCACCAAACAGTCCTGTATTCTCATACGTACCACTGAATCTAAAATCTTTATCGGCAACTAATCTTGTTTTAGTTCCTACAATTTCATTGCCATTAAAAAATGGATAGATATGTTTTGAAATCTTACCATCATTATTATAAACAATTCGAACACCGTATTTTTTAGCAGTCTTTTCGCTGATACCACGATCAGTAAGTTCTGCATAAACTCCTGTGTAGGAATTTAAGAATGTTGTTTCTTTTGGTTTAGTGGTTGTTATAGTATTAGTACCTGTCGGTTTCTTATAATCAGTGAACCAAGTGCCGCAACTAAAACATTTGGCAGTACCATTTGTATTCATTGCAACAGGATCAGATCCACCGCATTGTGGACAGGGTAATTTATATTCTGACCAATTACTTTCTTGTAAATTCATAAGCATCTCCCTCAAATGAAAAGGGGTAGGCGATCCAAGACTAAATTTCCTACCCCCAATTATGTTATGAATCAGATTCGTCTTCTGATTCTACCTCTTCGACTTCAGTTTCAGTATCCTCTTCTTCAACTTCTTTCTCACCCATATAGTCAGCGACTAATAGATTTTCGAAGTGAACAATCGAACCAATGATTTCTTCTATGTCTGCAACTGCTGTTGCTTTCTTAGAATTTAATCGTTGAAGTCTAGCTAAATAAATCCGTCCGTTAGCAGACAGATCCTCGGCATATACTTGAACACCATCAATATTAACAAATGGTCGGTTATCTTCTGTTGGAGTATTCATTAAAATTCCTCTCCATCAAGAAGTTCCGCACCATCTTCTGATCGGTACTCAACAAGATCAAGAACTTGAACAGCTTGTAGATCTAAACCTACATAGTCTCCAAATTTATTTGATCCTTCGTATTCAGCATATTGAATTTTAACTTTAGAGCCATTACCAACTGCGTAATTAACCTCTTGTTTATTAACATCCAATAGTCTAGGCGCAGGTCTGACCATTCCATTAGGACCATTAACTTTTCGTTTAATGATTACGGCTTGACCTTCATCCATTTGTTTGAGCTTGTGTCCACGACTTGCAAAATCATTTGCAGTATCGTCATCAACAACTAAGTTGACTGAGTACACAGGTTCAAACCTTGTGTTAGGCTGTTTAATGCTTGCCCAATAAGCAGTTCCTTCTATAAGTGCCATAGTAATATACCTCCATAGCATTAAGGGTTATTATTATAATTCACAACCACGCTCAATAAAGCAGAGGAAGTGAGCCAATGAACCCCATCATCCTAGCATGACACTAAGTTAAGTGCATACTAGAGGGATGGAGATTGAGGGCATCATATACACTTACTGGCTCTTTTCGCTTTACCGCGCAAATTGCCTTCTAAGTATATCATATATGATACTCCCTGTCAAGTAGAAAAATACTCGTTATATATTTTTCTCCAAGTCTTTTCTCTGTTCTTTGAATTTCTCCAAAGCAAATAGAAACTTAATGTCAGTAATGGGTGGATAACAACAAAGATTAATAAGTTTGCTAACTCATATCCTATGCCTGTTACTTCTCCAATTAAATAAATAATCCCACAACAAATATTAAATAACAACGTAACTATTCCCTCAAAAGTTAATTCAATATCGGGAATTGGTATCTTTGTTGCTATATTATAAATCAAATCAATCATATTTTAATCCTTATCGTTTTTAAATAAATTATAAATTAGGTTTTCATTCCCAATTTCTTTCCTTAGTTTTTTTAAGGGTACTAAGGAGTTCCCCATCTTCCAAGTATAACCATCACTACTTCTAGTTATAGTTTCAATAGCCTCAATAGTATCTAAAGATACCATAGTATCTATAACTTCCATGAGATTATAAGAAAAAGTCTTAAGTTCTAAGACTTCTCCCTCAAAATTCTTTACTTTTAAAATATATTCATTCATAAGTTGTAGTCCAAAGTTTTAAAGTCTAGGTAGTCTATCATAAATCACACCAAATTGCAAAACTAATTTGCATATCCTGATTTATATATGACAAATCCATTGTCCTCTTTTTTAGCAGGTCCTTTAGCAAGTAAGCCTACAACTACATTTGACTTGTCCATGAATCTCATGTCGTGTTTATCGCCATCAATAACTCTACGACCACGAAAAGTTTTAGGAAGTTTTTGCGCAAAGACAACTGCAATATTATGTTTTACTTTATCAAAGTGTTTAGCATATTTAACAGACGCTTCACTATAACTCCATGTTAAATGATAGTTAAATATATAGTCTATGTTTCTTGTAGGAATTTTGGTGTAGTCATAGAATTGTACTTGCGGAAACATCTCAAAGATAGTTTGTCCGCCTTCAACTATAATCTTTTCCCATTGTATATCAGATGTACCATTCAATCTAATAGCAGGCTTTTTATCTTTACGATTACAAGCATTGATAAACTTTATAATATCTAATACTAGCTGCGACATAAATTCTTCACGATCATTTAAAAACAAATCAGTCTTGCGCTGTCTAGCTTCCTGGATACTAGGGAATATACCACCAAAACCTGCCGTATTTAAGCATGCTTCTTTACAACCTGCCTCAATCTGGTAAGGACAGATGCGTGTATTAATTGGACGCATATGTAGAACACACGACCAATATTCATCTGATAGTTTATTACTCTTGGCAATCTTTGGATTGCTGTCCACTGATAACAGTTTATAACTACTCATGGATACCATCCCTTCTAATTTCTTCATCGAAATCAAGATCATCTGGTCTGCCGTCCTCAATCAAATAGCGATAAGCTACCTGTCCAATAAAACTATTATCAGATTCAGGATGATTCTTTTCAACTAGTATATTTTTAACTGCTTGTACAAACCTAGATGTTTCAGTACCTACATGGTTCTCTAAAGCAGGAAAGGATTTACATAATAGTGCAATGTTTTCTATACGCCTCAATGCTAAGTCAGCAACATCTCTTACTGCACTCTCAGCACCAATCAGTTCGTCTTTGATTTTACTCATGGTCTTTCCCCCAATAATTCATCAACTCTTTGTTGAATAAAAATCATGCGTGCTTCATGATCAAATATTTCTAAAGCATCTGCCTCAACAATTGCTTCTTTGATAGCCTTTGTATATCTATCGCCTTGTACTTTTATAAAATTAAGTATATTTTCTGTGTAATTTATTTCCATTTTTACCTCTCAAAATGATATGTTCTAGGATTTTCCAATCCATTTATTAATTTAATTCGTTTCATACCCCGCATTTTGAATATGCCCTTAGTCAAGAGTGTGTATTGTTTGTTGCCGTTCACTCTTATAACTAAAGACATATTCTTAAACTGGCGTAGATATTCTCTAGCATCTTTGACATTTTTAAGATTCAACTTAATGCCGTAGTGTATAGATTCTATCATGCCACCAACTTCAAACTAGGAATCATCTTTTCATTCAAAGTCTTTCTAACTTTATCAAGTCTATCAATTTGTAATGATGCGTAGTTTCCAATAGATGATTTCTTAGTTACAGAACCATGTGTTGCCCACTCAGTCATGGCATTGTATAATGCCCACGCTGTCGGATCTAATTGTTTACTATTATATATCCAATAGTTCCACAGTTTAGATAGTGTTTTATTTCTGATTACATCAGGCTCATCTAAGATTGCTTGCGTACCATATAGACTAATATTTAATCTATTTTTTAGATGTGCCTCTGCTGACTTAGAATTAGCCAAGTGTGCTAGTATACTCATAGCAGAATCTGGTGCTACTTTAGTATCAACCATCTCTTGCCACAATTCAGTTTCTTGAGCATAAAATATAATTGCGTTTGATAATTTATCAGCAACACGCTGTAGATTAAGACCTTTAGTGTGTTTAGATTTGTGGATTGCAAAGTTATTAGCGAACACTTGCATATTAAGACAGATGAATCTAAAACCACCGACCTCAACTGTGAATGACCACGAACCATCAAAACTATTTCGTGCTGATATAGTTAATGCTACATCATCATTCTTTCTACCAAGATTAACTCTGTGTTCTGGTAATGTGTAGATACTATATGCTCTAGCACCATCATGAGAACATCTAGTTTCTCTTGTGATCCCAGTTATATCTAAATCAGATAACTCAATAACATCTTCTGCTGTTATAAATGCATCAATATGCTCAACTGGTTTGTAGCCTTTACCAACCACACTCAATACTTTATTAGTATCTTCACGCACCAATGCAACATGAGAATTTATATCAGTAAAGTCTGTATAAGCACCATCAATTGGACTTATCCCATGTCTCAGACTAAGTAATGGTTCTCTGCGTACTGAAAAATCAGCACTACCATAATCGCCTAGATTTGCTAGGACTTCTGTTCTATTATTCATAAGTCTTTATCCCCCCATATTTTAAGACTTTCCTTCTCGTCTGCGAAGCAATTAATATAAAATCTTGTTCCGTCTTCGCTTTCAAAACAAAATCTCATTGTATAAAAAGTATTCCCTGTACGACTCTTACTAGCCTCAAACTTTTTAGGTTGTGATCTTCTTCTTATTTTAACAATATCATGTAAACTTATTTCAGCACTACTCATAATTCTATCTCCCGAATTAAAAAAATTAAAATTGTGGTAGTTTTGATAAAGCAGACTACCAACTGCTTGTAAGGAAATGTTTATAAGATCTATTATTTTATCGACTTTGGCAATCTCAACTTAACCTTTTTAAAAAGGAATGTATTCTAATCTGCCCGATCTATCCTTACAATATTAATTAATATCAACAATGAATTTATCAGCAAGATCAGATACAATCTGCATGATATTATCTTTGGCATCAGCAGGTAATAATGCAACCGCTAACTCACTAGCTATTGTATATCTAGCACCATGATAACCATTGATATCAGTTTCAAATTTAAGATTATCAGTATAGCTATAACTATTAGCATAATTTAATTTGAATACTTCATTGCCGTATTGATCATTGAAAGAATCTACATCTTCAGTTAAAAGTTTTCTCATACGAGAAACTTTTTCTTCTGCTTCTTTAACTTCTTTCTTTGCTTCATTTAAATCATTAAGAGCTTCTTTAATATCAGCATACTCTTGTAGATTTTTAAATTGCGCTTCAACATGATCAGCATTAGCTAGTATTTTAGTACAAACACCATCAACCATTGCATCTATTTCAAATTTTCTGAATTGCATATTACACCAACCTTGCAGGAATACGAATCATCTGCATTGTAGTATTAGTATGACTTACAGGTGTGATTTGATACCCGCCTTCGACATTGGTTCTTTTATACCATATGTCTCTGAGTGGATTATCATTTCGTTTGTAAGCAACCCATTTGCCAAAGTTAAAAGCGGTATATGTAGTACCTTTGTTGATACTATAACCCCTGCTCTTTTTAGCATTGCGCTTGATTTGATTAAAACCAACTGCATTTCCGATTGCCCATAATGTTCTAATAGAACGCGGTGCGGAAGCGATTGGTTGTGTGAATTCTACAGTATCTCTGTAGTTCCCTTTCTTTGTATAAGTTATTCTACTCATTACAATCTCCAATTTTGAGCAATATTATGAAGGCAACTGCTCTTTAGCCTATTCGAAATTTTTTGCCCACCCTTACCCGATAGAACACATCTATCTCAACCTTTTCTTAACTTAACATTTATTACCATGTTCTAACAATCCATTCAACCCCTATATACCTGTTGTATCTTGAAGTTAAAACCTTGTTTCTTTTACCTTTTTTGTATATAAACATTCTATCTTCTTTGTGAGAGAATTGTTCTTTATACTTAAACCCTTGTTTTTTAAGAGATTGTAAGGCTTTAAAATAACTATCAAATAGTTGTTCGCCTCGTTGTTCTTCAATACTTCTCATGATTGTACACCATAATCTATATTACAATTATCACAATACAGATCGTAATGTGCAACATGAGTAGTAAATGAATATAGATTTGAACCACATTCAACACAAGCAGTAGGTGTTTCTGCACCAAAATCTAAAGAATTATCATTCTTAGCAAATCCCTGATCTACTAGACTGCCGTCATTTGTTATTATTATTTCGCCGTTTACAATATCTATATCCATAGTAGTTCCTTATATTTAAATAAATGTCGCTTCTGCCACCGAAGCCTTAGAAGTATGGCACATCTGGCGGAAAATGTCAAGGGGTTTACACGCGGAATAAGGCAATTATAATAATCAATATATAGCTTTGCGCAAATTGTATTAAGACATGGCATCATATTGATTTCCGTATATATTTCTCAATGACTGGTATTAAAAGCATAGGCAATAAACAACCTAATATAACACCAAAGAAAAATTCGTTGATCGTCATGCTTTCAAGTAATGACGCAACTGCATCTGAAATAGTATTGCCTAATCCAGCACCAACAACAGCACCTAAAGCACCATTTCCCTTAGTGAATAGTCTATCAAACTCTAAGCCTGTATAAGCACCCAGAATTAGAATACCATTATCCACTAATCCAAAGACTAACCCTTCCATTTTAATTTTCTCTTTTTATCAATATCTTCAGACTTTAAAATTTCTGCTCCCATTAATTCAATAATCTCAAATGCCTCGCTGAGAGAAGCTCCTAAAACAATTCTTAATGCTCTAATAAGATGGATTTTATCAGTGCAATTAACAAATGCATTTATTTTTGGATAATCACGTTCCATAGTTTTTCCTCTTTATGTTAAGTTATATATAAGTTTTGCTTTGGCGACAAAGCCTATGAAGTATTGCACAGACGCTGAAAAATGTCAAGGGGTTTACACGCGTATAGCACAACTTAGTACACAATATATAATGTTGCGCAAAAAGTATTAAGATGTGGTGGGTTAATTAATAGCCTCTTAATACACAAAACCCACAATCAAATAAGGATTTCACTTTTTTACTTGTGGATAAGTTGTTAATAAGCTGTTAATAGACTGTTAATAAGCTGTTAATTAGCAATTTCATGCCCTCAATACTACGCGCCATCTAAATTTTGAGATTCTAATTGACCTCTCAATTTGAGCCTTGCGAATCTCAGTAGTCGCTCAATTCGAATCCAAAATTTGGTGGTAGGGGAGACTGCTAAGTATAGTGGAAGCGCTTCTTAGCGCATAATTAACAGGGTTCGTAGCGTAGAGATCTGTAGCAAAGAAGAGGGGTGGAATCTCAATTTCATCCACCCGACTTCAGGGATCCTATCTATTTCTGGCTTTGAGCCACATAGTCTTGGATCTTATTGCGATACTTAGCTGGTAGACTTTTCTTATCGAATAGCTTGCTAGCTTGATCGAAAGTAAATCGTCCTTCCTTAGTCTCATTCCAGAGGCAGCCTTGGATTTGCTTAGATACTCTGTAGTTAGGCTTGCCGCCTATAGAGCCACAAAGTCTGAAGCTTAAGCCGCGTATTTGTCCCCATGTTGCTGGACCTTTTCTAGTCGCAGCAGGAACTTGATTTATATCGAATGTTTCAGTCATGATATTTTGTCCTATATTAGTTAAGTTATTGAGACTATTAGATAAATTACGAATATCTGAGAAGTCCATTTGGAGATTACTTAGTGTAATAGAAAACTTGTTTTCGTTAATTGCACTTAGGAATTCTATGTGGACTTCTCAGATTTCATAATTTTCAATACAAATCAATAACTTAAGTAAGATAGGTTATCAAAATACCTGACTGAGAGATTTGGTAGAAATTATGTTATCGCTGAGACTAGGGAAGGTTCTGTGGTTGCAACATGTGGGACATATGCGTGGTTTAAGGTGAATGCCTTGACTTTGTAGCTCTATAGGTGGTGAGACTGAGTACAGCGTAGATATGTGAATCCATGGTTGGATATGGAAGGAGGCTAGGGAAGGACTGCGTTGTGATTTACTTACGATCAAGCTGGTGAGATAGTTGATTAGAAAAGACACCAGCTAAGTGTTGTGATAAGATACATCTCTTCAGACTATGTAGGTGAAAAGACTGAGATAGCATAGGTCACTGATGGCGGGGGGTTATGAAATTTATAGAGATTCCACACCCTTCAACGCGTAGGATCTTGTAGAGTAGAACCCCCATGCAGGATCCCCTACCACCCTCCATCCATATATATGTAATGGTTACATGTTTTTATAGAAAATGAATGTAAACCAGTTTCCCCGAACTTAATAGACTATAAAACTCTTCGTCAGAGTGTACTATCAACCTTGGGGGGGACAAGGTTCATTGTACAGTCGTAAATGACTTTTGTCAATCTTTTAATTATCTACTTGACAAAAGAGCATATGACTGTAAACTAGATCTATGACTGGTTTACTAAACTCCCTCAACCGCAAGAAAGAATTAACTGTTAAACAACAATCATTTCTAGACCATCTCGTTGATACAAACGGAGATGCTAAGAAGTCTGCTGAGTTAGCAGGCTATTCAGGCAATCATTATCAAGTCTTAAAGTCTCTGAAGAATGAAGTGTTGGAACTTACAACAGAAGTTCTTGCGCAATCTGCACCACAAGCAGCTTTCAAATTACTAGACATCATGAATGCAGATGCGCCAATCCCGCAAGCAACCAACAAACTACAAGCAGCACAAACAATACTGGATCGTGTAGGCATTGCAAAGACAGAGCGTTTAGATATAAACCATAAAGTATCCAGTGGTATTTTTATTATGCCAGAGAAAGAAACAGTAATCATAGACGCGGAAGTTATAAAGGACAGTGAGTGAAGAACTAGACAGCAATAACAAAGCATTCATGGATTTTTGTAAGTGGCTATACGATGAGAATTGTTATGAAAGATCACATCACGGTCAAAAACCTTACAAACACTTCGAAGTCTATTATATGACACATACTAAATGGCTAAGAACACAATATGAAGAACGGTACAATAACAATGGAAATTAACTACAAGCATTTAGAACAAGAGAATGAGTCTTATTTTAAACATATGTTTGTTGCGCTGCGCTATGCTTCTAAGTTACTCAAACTTGTAGGCTGTTTAATCATACACGCTTTCTTACCTTTTATCATGTATAATGTCATGCGACCAACATTCATGAGAATTAATCAAGAAGACAACGAGCGTAAACTTAGAAACAAGAATGCCGCCGATTAAATTCAAACCAACCGAAAAGAATTACGACAGGCGCACAGATAAACATACCATCGTACATCATTACATGAAATCTACATCAAAGAAAGATCTATTTGACTATTTAAATTCAAGCAATGCGACACCAAAGAAAACACACAAGGTTTTAAAAGAACTACAGCGAAGAGGAATAAAAGTAGCATGGAGTTAAATCAAGAAGAACTTAATATGCAAGTACATAGTCTTCCTGCGGCTGTCATGCTGGAATGTCAATTGCCAGATGATATTATAGATGATCTAAACGAATACTTAGACGAATACAAAGAAACAGCAGAGAAGAAATCATTGGCTGGAACACTTGTAGGTCAAATACACCAAGGCGAACAACTGCTCATGGACCACAAGCATAAAAGCTTAGAAGATTATTATAGCTTTATAACAACAATGGGAGCAATATACATCAATACTTTTGCGAATATAACAGGTGCAGAGTTTGAATCGCGTATTGTAGACATTGATGAACTGTGGTCTGTACATAGTTTCGAAGGAGATTATAACCCGATACACGATCACGGCACCAAAACTTTGATGGGAATCAGCACAACTTGCTGGACAATGGTTCCAGAACAAATAGGAAAGTTTGGAGAAACACAAAAAGACAACGAAAGCAACTACAGCCTATACAATGACTCAGGTGCTTGTGATGGGTTTTTGGCTTTTACTTATGGTCGTAACGAAATAATGAATACCGAGAGATTAAGACCACCACAGTCAATATCTTTACAACCTAAGATCGGTAGACAGTTGATGTTTCCATCTTGGATGCAGCACATGGTCTATCCGTTCTTTGGAGACGGAGAAAGAAGAACAGTCGCAGCGAACTTGAATTGCTGGAAACAAGAAGAATTAAAATAATAATAAAAAAGGAAATAAAATGAGTATAAAAAGAAACTATTGGTATATAGGTTTGAGTGAATGGTTTAGAACTAGCTTTCTTGGTGAGACTGTAACAGTACGCGCCAGAAACAAGAAAGGGCATTTCATAAAAGATGATCCTAAAACTGAAAAGAACGAAGCTTACATGACAACTAAGAAACCAAGAACCAAGAAAAAAACTAAATGAATAAAGCCGTAAAGATTATTGCAACTCTTGCAGCAATGCTTTGGGTAGTTTCAATAATTGGTATTATTAAATTTCATTTATTATGACAAAGATTTGGAGACAAAAAGAATGGGAGCAAAAGATTAAGAAGGAACCAGATAAACCCTTAACGATTGCGCCTGGAATAATAATTAATAAACAAAAGAAGAAGAAAAAGAATGTTAAATCTTCCTGAAGGATATATACGCAAAAGAAGCTCTACTATTCCTTTTGGCTATGCAGTAGACGAAGAGTTTACAGGCTATTTAAAACCAATAGATATAGAGATTGAAGCGCTTGATCAAGTTACAAATCTTGTACATCAAAAGGCAATTAGTCTTGCAGAAGGTGTAGAAATATTACAATATAAAACTAATAGAACTCTATCTCGTATGGGGTTAAAGAAAGTAGTAGATAAAAAATATGATGAAAGACTGGGAAATAAATCCAAATCTTTACTTGACAGATTCTAAAGGCGACTTTATACTAAAGAAAGATGGAACTCCTAAGAAAAAAGGAGGAAGACCTAAAGGTAGCAAATCTAACTATCATTTCCACACAGAAACAAAAGCTAAGTTTGCTGCAAGAAAATCTTTAAGAGAAAAGAAAAAGACAATAAAAAGATTAGAGTCTCAGCTTAGTAATAAAAAAGACTATTTAAAGAAACAAGAAAAGACTCTAAAGAAAGTAGGTGGTATAGACGATAATAAAGTTGTTACTACAGACGAAGTAAAAGAACTTCCATCTGCAGTACAAAGGCACATAGAAGAAACTGGAACAGGTATTTCTTTTATGCCAAACGAAGGACCACAAACTTCCTTTTTGGCAGCCGCAGAAAAAGACGTACTATACGGCGGTGCTGCTGGTGGTGGTAAAAGCTTTGCGATGTTAATAGATCCTTTGCGGTATTGTCATGTTAAAGAACATAGAGCTTTAATACTTAGAAGAACAATGCCAGAGTTGCGAGAACTAATAGATAAAGCTCGTGAGATATATCCTAAAGCATTTAAAGGCGCTAGGTTTAAAGAAGTAGAAAAGGTGTGGCATTTTCCAAGTGGAGCTAAGATAGAATTTGGATTCTTAGAAAAAGATGCTGATGTCTATCGTTATCAAGGACAAGCATATAGTTGGATTGGCTTTGATGAGATAACACATCTACCAACAGAATTTGGTTGGAATTATTTAGCTTCTCGTTTAAGAACTACGAATCCAGCAATTAAAACATATTTAAGATGTACAGCTAACCCAGGTGGGGTTGGCGCACATTGGGTTAAAAAAAGATATGTTGAGCCAGTAGAACCTAATACAAGTTTTAAAGGTAAGGACGGCTTAACAAGAAAATTTATACCAGCTAGATTAATGGATAATCCTTATCTAGCCAAGGACGGAGAATACGAGCGAATGCTGATGTCTCTACCTCCCATTCAAAGAAGGCAGTTACTTGAAGGGAATTGGGAAGTAAACGAAGGCGCAGCTTTTGTTGAGTTTAATGTAGATCATCATGTTATTCCTCCCTTTGCGATTCCGATCCACTGGGAACGAGTAAAAGGAATTGATTACGGTTACGCAGCCGAGAGTTGTTGCTTATGGGCAGCAGTAGATCCCGAAGATAAGACCATCATTATATATAGAGAATTATACAAAAAAGGTCTAACAGGGGAAGCTCTCGGTACTAGAATAACTGAGATGGAAATGGATGAAGTCAAGTCTGTGATGGGAGTATTAGATACTGCAGCTTGGGCAAGGACAGGATATACAGGTCCAACAATAGGTGAGATGTTATTAAAAGAAGGTCACAAACTGAGACGAGCAGATAAAAATAGGATAGCTGGTAAAGTACAGATACACGAACATTTAAAACGTAGAGATCAAACAGGTAGACCTAGATTGCAGATTTTTAATACTTGTGTTAATGTTATAAAAGAACTTCAAGGGATTCCTCTTTCTAAAAAGAATCCTGAGGATGTTGATACAAATGCACCAGACCATGCGTATGATGCACTAAGATATTTAATAATGAGTAGACCAAGATTGGATGATCCATTTGATACAATGATACGACTTAAACAACGAGCATACGATCCATCAGATACAGAATTTGGATATTAGATAAATGGCAGAAGAAGAAAACAAACAAAATACTTTTTTAGATGCAGATAGCATTTATGAAGATGTTGAAAATGAGCATGGAAAAACATTAAAGCTCGAATATGAGCAGTCTAGAAATCTAGTAGGTTTAATCAAATCTCGTTTTGCTGCTTGTGAAAGCGCAAGAAAACCTGATGAATCTCGTTGGCTAAACTCCTATCAAAACTTTAGAGGACAATACGGTAAACGTGTTAAGTTTAGAGAAAGTGAAAAATCTAGAGTATTTATAAAAGTAACTAAGACTAAGACTGTTGCCGCATATGGTCAATTAGTTGATGTCTTATTCGGCTCTGGGCAATTTCCGCTATCGGTTAAAGAAACCAAAATGCCAGAAGGCATTGCAGGAAATGCTCGCGTAGCAATGAACACGTCTCCTATGAGCATCGAAGCACCACAGGACATGGGAGATGTCGAGGTAGAACAAAGCGCTGAACCAGAAACTAACCCTTTCGATGTCGGTTATGACGGCGATGGTAATGTTCTACTGCCTGGAGCTACCTTTAAAGACGGTGAAAATTTCTTAAGTTCTTTAAAGGATAACTACACTGATCAACAAGGAAGAGTTATTCTTGAATCAGGACTATCTGCAATTCCACAAGTTCCAGAGATTAGTCCAGCACAAAAAGCTGCACGTAATATGGAGAAACTAATTCATGATCAATTAGAAGAATCTAATGGTGTATCTGAATTACGAAATGCTTTATTTGAAGCAGCTATGCTTGGAACTGGAATCATTAAAGGACCATTTAGTTTTAATAAAACATTACACCGTTGGAATAAAGAAGGCGATACAAGAGAATATAAGCCTGTCCAAGTAAGAGTTCCGCGCGTAGAGTTTGTTAGTTGTTGGGATTTTTATCCTGATCCGAACGCTACGTCCATTGATGAATGTGATTTTATTATACATAGGCATAAGTTTAATAGAAGTCAACTAAGAGGATTAAGAAATCTTCCATACTTTGACAAAGATGCAATTAGAAATACACTAAGTGAAGGTCCTAATTACGAAGAAAAATACTTTGAGAATCAACTCAACGAAGAAAATAATATAGAAGATTATAGTACAGATCGTTTTGAAGTATTAGAATATTGGGGAATAATGGATGCTGACTATGCGCGTGAAGTTGGTATTGATCTTCCAGAATCAATAGATGATTTAGACGAAGTACAAATAAACGCATGGACTTGTGGTGGAATGTTATTAAGAGCAGTAATCAATCCGTTTACTCCTCCTAATATACCATACCATGCTTTCCCTTACGAAAGAAATCCATATAGTTTTTTTGGTATTGGTGTACCAGAAAATATGTCTGACTCACAACAAATAATGAATGGTCACGCAAGAATGGCTGTTGATAATTTAGCACTAGCAGGCTCTTTAGTCTTTGATGTAGACGATTCTGCATTAGTAGGCGGTCAATCTATGGAGATATATCCAGGAAAGATATTCAGACGACAAGCTGGAATGCCAGGACAAGCTATACACGGATTAAAATTTCCTAATACTGCACCTGAAAACATGATGATGTTTGATAGGTTTAGACAACTAGCAGATGAGCAAACAGGTCTGCCAAGTTATTCACACGGACAAACAGGTGTTCAAAGCATGACAAGAACAGCATCTGGTATGTCAATGCTATTAGGAGCAGCAAGTCTTAACATTAAAACAGTCGTTAAGAATATTGATGACTTTTTATTGAAACCTTTAGGTGAAGCATACTTTCATTGGAATATGCAATTCATTGAAGAAGACATAGATACTGTTGGCGATTTAGAAATTAATGCAATGGGTACTAGTAGTCTAATGCAAAAAGAAGTAAGAAGCCAACGGTTGACTATGTTCTTACAAACTGCACAGAATCCTACAATTGCTCCGTTTATTAAAGTATCAAAACTAATTAGCGAACTAGCTTATACTCTAGATTTAGATCCTGATGAAATACTCAACGATCCTGAAGAGGCTGCTATCGCTGCACAAATTATAGGAATGCAAAATGCTCAACAAGAAACTGGCAACCAAGCTGCAGGGACTGGTCAAGAACAAGCTAATATGGGAACCCCTACTGGAACACCTCAACAATCTCAAGAACTCGGAGATACAGGCACTGGTGGTGGCAACATCGGAACAGGAAATATACCGCAGCCAGGGGAGGATCAATTCTCTGGTACGCTTAGAGCAGCTAAAGGATGATGTAGAGATGAGAATTAAAGAGGGAGACAATGTTTAATAAAAGAGAAGGAAAAGCATTCGGCGGACTTCTATCTGCAGTACGTAGAGCTATAAAGGTTGGTAAGCCTGTTGAGCTTAGAAAGGTATTGGGTAAAGCTGCAGATGAATCAGGTAAATTAGAAATGAAACTAGCACGAATAGAAGAAGAAGCTGGTATAGATGCTTTTATGCGTAGACATGTCGGAGATATGTCGGAAGAATATCCAAATATAAATTTTTCAGATGCTAGATTAACAGACGAAGATGTTATAGCTTCGCTGTCTCCTGCAAAAGCAAGAGAATTTAAAAAGCTAACTAAACAAATGGAACAGGCTGACGATGCATATGAGCAGATTAAAGATAGGCTGGTAGAAATTGGCGAAGATCCTTGGTTTTATCCTGAGGGGGTAGATGAAAGTATAAAAACACCCACAGGTAGCAGAGGACTACAAGATGCAAGAAGGGAAACATATCAAGCATATAATAAAAGCGTAAGAACTAGAAAACAAGAAGGCGGAGAACTAGACGCACAAATGGCAGACATGATGAAAGAACCCACACACACAATGCCTGACGGAACAGAAATGCCAGGCGCAACACACGAAGAATATGCAGGATCAATGGCAGAAGAGCCTATGGTTCCTGATGAAACAATGGAAGAAGATTTTGTAGACTATATTGTAGAGTCTACACTTGAACCCGAAGATATAAATTATTTAGAAGAAGCACTAGCTACTGATGATCGTTTGAGTATGATATTCGATCAGATAGTAGAAACTGCTTCAGAATTTTCTGGTTCTGGTCCTGTTGAAGGTCCAGGAACTGAGATGTCCGATTCGATACCCGCAAGGTTATCGGATGGGGAATTTGTCATAACTTCAAAAGCAACTGATAAAATTGGTTCTGATAACCTACAAGGTATGATGGAACAAGCTGAATTAGAAGCTGATATGGATGAAGTTAAAAGACAAGTAAAAGCAATTGGCGGAGAAATACAAAGCGAGGTAGAGAAAGTATCTTCTACTGTTGTTGAGGAAGATCCAATCAGACTCAAAAACAAAGAAGCTATGAGAGCTTTAGATCCTCGTTTAAGTTTATTCGCTAGTTGATTAACCGATAGAGCTACTTACTTATTGTAACCCTCTATCAAATTATAACCTTTAGCTACTTTGCAAGTCAAACCCTTATCAAGAGACGTTCTTGTAATAAGCCACTTTGAAGATAGCGCAAACCCTAAAAGGAGAACAGAATGGCAGAAGTTGAAAATACGCAGGAAACTGTAGAAGAAACTAAACCAAATCCGTACAACGCGAAAAAATCGTGGCATACGGATGATGTTATGCCGAAAGAAAGCCAACTGACGGCTGAAAGTTTATTTGTTGCACCTCAACCTGAAAAGGTAGAAGGCGACCAGCAAATCGAAGAACAATCAGTACCGAAAGAGAAAGCTTACTCTAAGCCTAACTATAAAAAAAGATACGATGACCTTAAAAAGCATTACGATACAAAACTTAATGAGTTCAGAACTAGAGAACAAGAGTTAGCAAACAAAGTACAACAAGTACAACCAGTTTACGAAGCTCCTAAATCTGTAGAAGAATTAGAACGATTTAAGAATGAATATCCTGATGTCTATGAGGTGGTTGAAAGCGTTGCTCATTTACAGAGTGAAAATCAAATGAAGACTTTATCTGATAAAGTTAATTTAATTGAAGCTCGTGAACAAGATATTATGAGGCGTGAAGCTGAAAAAGATTTGATGGATCAACATCCTGATTATCAAGATTTACGTAATAATGATTCTTTTCACAATTGGGCAGAAACACAACCCGAAGAGATACAAGATTGGATTTATAATAATCCTAATAATTCATCTCTTGCTAGTAAGGCTATTGATCTTTACAAAATGGATAGTGGTCAGTCTACAACTGCAAAACAACAAAAGCCGAGTCCTAGACGACAGGCTCAAGCTTCAGAACTGGTATCAACTAAAACGACATCAGTTGAAGCTCAAGAACCTAAAATTTGGACTCAAGAGGAGATTGCCGCCTTACCTATGGATGAGTTTGATCGTCTCGAATCCGAGATAGATAAAGCTCTTGAAGAAGGTAGAGTGCGTAATTAAAGTATAACTATTAACATTTAAAGGTGACTTAAAATGGCTTATAATCAATCTGATGCTCTATTCGAGCAATCGACTGATACTAATGGTAACTTTGGCAACTCCGTAACTGGACAAACGAA